TGCAAGTCTACCGCGTTATCGCTGAAGCACATCGAGAGCCATCAACTCCCGCGACGTTGGACTCCGGGCTTCAAAGCGCCGCGCCAATGCATTTCGGACATCTTCTGTGCACAGGGTGCGGGTTGCCGGTAGCTCGCTACGACGAACGCGGGTTTTGCCCGAACTGTGTCGGAGAGGGGAAATAGTTGGGCATCCAGGTCCCTCCCGACAGTACGGGGAAGGTGGTTGAAACCAATTCCCCGGATGGAGCGACGCAACGGCAAGTAGTCTCGATCGGGGACACGGCAACTGCCGCGGCCGTCGCCAAAATCAACAATGCGACACCTGGCAGCTCGGATTACGGCGTCACGGTCAGGACGGTTGCAGGCCAAGCGTCACTCCCGATGCGAATCGATCCGGTAGGCACGACGGTTCAACCCGTCTCCGGTTCCATCAATCAAGTTCCGGCGACAAGCGGCGGACTGCCACACTCTTTTCATCTGGTCTCGGCAGGATCGACGAATGCGAACAACGTCAAAGCTTCGCCAGGGCAGGTTTATGGATGGTCGATTTTCAACAATGCCGTTTACCCGGTGTACGTCAAACTTTACGATACGGCCGGAACTCCCACGGCTGGAACTGGAGTGGTGCAGACGATCGGCGTGCAAGCCGGGACGGGCCGGGACTTCTCTCTCGATTCCGGCATTGCGTTCGGAACAGGAATTGGACTGACGATTACGAAGGGAATCGCGGATAGCGATGCGACGGCCGTGCTGGCCAGCGATTGTGTTGTGGACCTTTTCTACAAATGAAAACCATTCGACTTATCTCTTTGATGCTTTTCGCCTTGCCCCTCCTGGCGCAGCAGCCAGTGAGCATTTCGAACCAGCCAACCGTCACCGCACGCGCTGTCGGAAATGCCGGCGGGGTCGTCGATGCGACTGGGCAAAATGCAACCGCACCCGCGAACTGGCTGTCCATGGGGTGCGATTTCTTTACGTCGCCGACGACGATTACGAACGGCAACGGTTCAAATCTGGAATGCGATAATGCCGGCAATCTCCTGGTCGACGTCAAGACGACCGTCACTGTAAGTGGGACTGTGAGCACGACCCCTCCTTCGAATGCTTCGACAAACGTCGCGCAGGTTGGAAGCGCCTCGGTGGCGACGGCCAGCTCCGGGCAGCAGAACGTGGCGCCAGGCGCGACGGCCAGTTCCAACGTGGCCGTCTCGGAATGCAACATCCTCACGGCCGCATCGACGAATTCCACGAGCTGCAAGGGCTCGGCGGGCAATTTCTACGGCTACGAAATTTTCAACACGACGACGACCGTCTACTATTTGCGGCTGTACAACGCTTCTTCCGCGCCCACGTGCTCATCGAGCACGGGCTTTATTCGTTCTATCCCGATTCCACCGGCGGCCGCATCTGGCCAGGTAGGCGGCATCGTTTCCAATCAGAACTTCCCGGCCAACTATGGGACGGGAATTGGATACTGCATCACGGGCGGCTCAGGGTCAACCGACAATACCAACGCCGCGGCCGGGATCTTTGGAGAAATTCGCTATGACTAGATGGCTGCTCACGATTGCAGTGTTCCTACTCATCGCGTGCTCGCTTTCGGGCGCGACTGCCTGGTCCACAGGCAGCGGTTGTACGGCAAGCCCGTGCGTTACCGGCAGCGCCAGTGTCACCGCCGGCGATGCAATCGTCATCTGCGGGATCGCGAATCTAGCGGGCGCAAGCGCAACCTTTGCGGATAGCGCCATCAACGTCTGGACCGCCATCGGAGTGCCCTTCGCGGCGGGAACCAGCACGAATGCTTGCGCCTTTGCCATTGCCAAAAGCACCGGCTCGTATACCGGGCAAATCTCATGGAGCGGCTCGCCGACAAAAATGGCCACTGTCTTCGGCGACACCGGGACGACTTACACTACCGTTGATCAGAACGCGAGCGCGTCCGTAGCCGTGGCTACCTGCGTAAATCTGAACAGCAACAATGATTGTCCTCCGCTGGCGGGGGACCGAACGATTACCCTCACCCATCCCAATGAGATTCTGGTCGCTTATGGGGCGTATGTAGCAGCCGCGGGCACCTGGTGCGCAACCCCCTCCAACTGTGGGGATGGAAATGGCAACACCTATGCCTTACAGAGTGGATCGTCGGTTTCGAACGCGGATGGTTCGGTAGCAATCGGATATTTCACCACTACGTCGGGAACCACCGGCACTTGGGGCGCGTCGATGTTTGCGGGGAGCTTGAGGGGAATCATGTTCTTTTCGCTGTATACGAAGTGCGTGCCCACTCTGAAGACTTTGGGCGTCAGTTCGTGCGGCTGAGTGTCTTGCGGAACCTGCGAATATCGAATCCCTAGATAGAATGGCCAACCTCGACCAGGCGCTGAAGGGACTCGCGAAACCCGGCACCGGGAAAGCGCGAAAAGTTGTTCCCCTCAAAGGCGGCATGAAAGTGAAAGGCAAAGCCAAATAGCATGTCAGTTGTTCGCACACTGCCGAGCGTCACCGTGGCCACCGCCGGTAATCCTCAGCCGGTGTATTCCGGGCCGGCCGCAGCTCTGCTGACCAACACCAGCTACTACATTTCGAACGGCGTTGCGGTCTTCAACGTCGCCAACACCTTCTCCCCAAATGGCTCCGACAACACCATCCAGCAGGTCAACTTTTTTAATTTCACGGTTGGAACTTATTTCAACGGAGTTGTCGCGACTGTTCTGTGGGCCACCCCCAAGCAGTTCGCGATCGCATTCAATCATGCCAACGTGGGCTCGGCATCGGCGCCGCAAGCCGATGCCGGCTCGATCTTCCCGACGCCCCGCGATCAGTTTCAGGCGGTTCGCGTTGAAATGGACAAGGGCGCTGGAACGGGCACGATCTACGTCGGCGATCTGAACGTTTCCTCCAGCCAGTACGCCGCTCACCTTTCGCTGACCGGGCAAATCGCCTACGTGCAGTCCGGGAACAAAGTGGACGCGCACCGCATCTTCCTCGATACCGACACCAACGGCACCAAGGTCCAAGTTTCTGGCACTTATTGACATCTCGAATTTCCCCGAAGATTTTCGCCTGGCCTACGAAAAGATGTCGACGGAGGCGCGCGAAAAATGGGAAGCGGAGCGGCTGCGCGCACTCACCGATCACATGTACCTGGGCGTCGAAGTCATGGGCATGGACTTCCAGGAGATCCCGCACCGCGGGCTGTTCTCGCAGTTCATCCAGAAGGACAAAGAGCAGAAGACTCCGATTTACGATCTTTCGCCGGTGATCAAAAAGCTGATGATCCTGTGGCCGCGCGGCACCTTCAAGACGTCGGCCATCATCGTCGAGATCGTTCAGCTCATTCTAAATTTCTGCAACATCCGCACCTGCTTTTTGACCGGCGGCGACGGACTGGCCAAGCGACAACTCGGCCGCGTGAAGCGGGTTTTCGAAAAGCCCACCAGGAAGTTTAAGAATCTCTTTCCAGAATTCTGCGGCGAAAAGCTGGGCACAACCGCTCAGTTCACGGTTCCCTGCCGCACAAACGACACCTTCGCCGAGCCGACGATGGCGATTTCGACGGCTAAGACCGTCAAAGCGGGATCTCATTATGACTGCATCTTCGTCGACGACCTGGTGAATGAAACGAACTACCGCAGTCCGACGCTTCTGCAGAAGTGCATTCAGGATTACCGCGACATTTGCCCGCTGCTGGCGCCGGACGGGTTCATGTACGTCACCGGGACGCGCTACTCCTTCGGGGACCTCTACGAAGAAATCCAGGCAATGGCCAAAAAGGAGATGAAGGAACTTGGTCGGAACCAATGGAAATTCTCAATCCTGCCCTGCTGGGTGCGCTACTGCCTCAACTGTGAAGAAGGATGCTCCCGGCGAGATCTCGATCACGATTTCGATTCGAACATCTCCGAGCCATCCTGCACTCGCTGCAAATGCAAAGGGTGGAGCGATAGCGGAATTAAAGACGTTCTTTTCCCTCGATTCCGTTGCAAGGACGGGCGAACCGAGGGACACACCGTAGAATGGCTAGAGTCGGAACGTCTCCGGCTAGGCATCGAGTTTTTTGCCAACCAGTACGAAAACAATCCCATCGCCCTGGGCGATCAGACGTTCACGGCGGAGCTGCTGGCACGGCAGACGCTTTTTCACGAATCCCAATTCCCTACCGCTTTGCAGGCGCCCACGTTCTTCATTGGAGATCTGTCCTACGTGGGCGACGACCGCCGCGACAAGAGCGTGATTTATGTTCCGCGGTACTGGCAAGGACAGATTTTCGTGATCGATTGCCTTGCCGGCAAGTGGGATGCCTGGCAGCTCTGCGAAAACCTTTTTACCGGCATCCTGAAACACCGGCCGGTGATCATTTGGCTGGAAAAGTTCCTTGGCTGGGAAGCTTACAACACCGTGCTTCAGGCCTACGCGGTGCAGAAAAATCTTCCGAAGTTCCCGGTGGAGTGGTTTCCACTGAACTACACCAAGGGCGCAAAGCGGGCGCGGATCGGCGCCATCAAAGGCATACTCGAGCAGCGGCGTTTGTGGCTCAACGCCAACATGCCGGGCTACGAGATCCTGATCAACGACTTGAAAAAGTGGCCCAAACTCGGCCGCCACGACGATTATGCCGACTCCCTGGGCCTGGTCACGACCGTTCCTACCGGATTCCAGCTCGACAAGCTGCCCCAGGCGACCCAAGAGTCCTCGAAAGCCTGGTTGCGCCGCATGAACGCCCCAAAAGAGACCGACCCGGGCGACGAAACCCGCATTGCTGGCTCCTATTAGTGAATTTTTGTGAATACCTGACCGTTTTGTAGCCGCTCATGCCGAATTTCGACAGCCTCGCGCAGATCCGCATCCTCGACCTCCCTGGCGCCGTCGAACCGGGACGCCTGGCGCTGCCTCTGCAGTCGACCGACGTCGGATTTCAGGATCAAGACCGCTCCGACGAATCGATGCTCAAGGAGGCGACAGAAAATCGCCGGCTTGGGGAAGCTTTCGAAGCCTCGCGCGGGCTGATTGGCACCTGGAATCTCTCCGAGGTCATGCTGCGGGCTTATGTTGAGCCCATCAAGTGGAAAGGCTCCGATCAATTCCGCTCACACCTGGGCATGCCCATCCTGGCCGAGCATTTCTATTCGCTGGTGGCCGTAGTGCAACAAACGCTTTTCGCCGGCTACCGGCCGTTTCAGATCGATCCCGCGGCCGGCACCAGCGTGGACGCGGCGGCGGCGCAGGAAGCGCTGATTTCGGCGCAGATGAAGAAATGCGGGTTCAAGGGTGGCCCAGTCAAACAGGAAATGCGCCACGTGGTTTACGACGGAATCTTGTACGGAACCGGCGTGGCTTTGCTGGCCTGGCAGCAGTTGAATTATCCCATCCGGAAGAAACGGGCAAAGACGCAGCAGGCGACGATCGCCGCCAGCGGCGGCGCCGTCGACGTTCCACAGGGCAATGAAGACGATATCGAGGAATACGTTGCGCACACGGTTGAAATCAACCAGCCGGTTTTTGAGCATGTACCGATCCGGCGGGTGCGCGTGGCGCCCGACTGCCGGCGGGGCGAGATTACGACCGCTTCCTGGAACGGCCGGCTGATTTATCTCAGCTCGTACGATCTCGACCAATTGCGCGAGACCGAAGGCTACAACATTCCCACGCGCGAGGAGCTGGTCCAACTCACCACGCCGCAGAAGATGGATTCAACCAGCCCGAATTCGCTGGATACGCAAGGCTCGACTACCGCCAACCCGATTTTCCAGCAGACCACCACGCCGCAACAGGCTTACCCGGAAAACTACGACGCTTCGACTTTCGATCCCCTGGCGAAGAAGTTTGAAGTGTTCGAATACTGGACGGACGCGCGCCGGGTGCTGGTGCTCGAAGGCCAATATTGCCTGTTCAACCAGCCGCATGACATGGGGCCGAAAAAAGCTTTGCGGAGTTTCACTTTTCGCGAAGCGCCGAATTCCTTCTTTGGCTACGGCCTTGGCTTCTGGCTGACCGACTATCAAAAAATTGCCCAGGGCGTCGTCAACGCCTTCTTTGACGACGTGAACCTGAACCTGATGGGAACCTACACGGCGCCGGCGGGTCTGAACAATTCGGCGCAGGCGCAATGGATCTTCCCCGGAAAGGTTTTCAAATCGGACGGGCCGCAAGGCGTGAAAGCGATGGAACGCAATTCCATTTCTGCGCAGGAGCCCTTGACCATCATCGAGCAGCTCCGCCAGTGGGCAGTGCTTACCTCCGGAGCGGGAGTCAGCGCGCAAGGCTCGAATCCCGGCCAGGCTGGGACGATGCGCAATCCTGCCGGCGTGCAGCTCATGGCCTCGGGCGAGGGCATGAAGAATCAGGATTTGATCGATCAGATCTGCGACAACGTTTTTGTGCCGTTCATCGAGTTCTGCATTGAGCAAAACTCGAAACTGAAGCCCAGCCAGTTGCGGCAGATGCTTTCGCAGGAACTTGGCGAGGCTTTCAAGTCGACGCCGCTGAACGTCATCAACGGCGACTACAAAGTCACGATCTCGGCTGGCGCCAAGCTGCAGGCGCGGCATGCGATCGACCAGATCACCGGATTTATCACGTCGCTCATCCAGGCGCCGGGCATGGTGGAGATGATGGCCACGCAGGCGGTGAAATTCGATTTCGTCGCTGTATTCAAAGCCATCATGGATTCGGCGCAGTACCCGTACCGGGAAAACTGGATTGTGCCGATGAACGACGACGACAAGAAACGCATGGAGGCCCAGCAGCAGCAGCCTGAGGAAAAAATCAAACAGATCATGGCGGCCGCTGCAGCGAAAAAAGGTGTGGACAACAACCAAGCGGAAAACCGGCTGCTCTTGCAGGTGGGGAAACACGTCACCGACGCGAGCAGGATTTCGATTGAGCAGGAAGCGGAACAACGCGCCGAGCGGGCCACTCTGCAACGAGCCGATGCCGGCGAGACAGGGGCGGTCTAAATGGACGCCAATAAGATCGAGCGTGGCAATCGCTTTCTCGCGTTGCGATCGCATCCCGCTTACAACGACCTGGTCGCACTCTCGCTGAGCCTGGTGCACCAGGCGGCGGCGACGCTGGTGGATTATCCCGGCTGGGATAAAGACCAGATTGCGGCGCTGAAGCAGCGCGCCCAGGCGGCAAAAGAATTTCACGAGCAGTTGTTTGGCACGATCACCGAAGCCATTCAGGAAGGCATCAGTGAAGGACAAACGCCGGTTCGGGGCGAAACCCGCACCCCAGGGAGCTTTTGATTATGACCACTGAAGCAG